GACTACAACAATTAGTAAGGCAAATGATTCCATTAAGTTGGATCGCCGACTAAAATCACTTACAGTAAATAATACTGGAGTAGTGAAACGTGGAGGGAGTGAGAGGATTATTAAGAATGTAATTCCTATAGTTAGGAAAGCATTTCGCTCACCTTCGAGTGGGATACCCACTGAATTGATGCCGATCGAAATTAAATATCTTGAAAGAATATTATGGCCAAGATCTCGGTACTTATATCCTATTTTGAAGAAGAATATCGAAAGATATCTATCAAATACGGATCAACCGTACAGCAAGGGCCCATCATTATTAGCTGAATATAAGCACCCCTTTAGATCTAGTATTACTTTCAATTTAGACCTGGACACTGTAAGGGCAAAACGCGCTTTAAAACACGCTGCGGGCTTACCTACATTTGGTACGAAGAAGGAAGCCTTACAAGGAGCAATCCAGTATGTGGAGCATGTTATAAAACCACACGCACGGTTAAGCGGGCAGTCTGACCTGAGCAAATGTTACTCCGTGTTACCAGGATATCGAACTCAGCAATCATCCGAAGCAGAGCCAAAGATCCGTTTAGTCTGGAGTATTCCTGTGACCACTTGGATAATGGAGACGGAAGCACTCAACTCTGCGATTACCCGCACAATAAAGTCATACAATATGGCGAATGATATTTGTACTTTTTATTCAAAGATACAAGATATATATGCTTGGGTAAAGCATAAAATGCCAAACATATCGCAATGGGTGACGACTGATGCTACGCAATATGATAGTACTGTTAGAGCAAGCGAACTTACATTCGTTTGGCGGTACCTTGCGGCAAAATATGAATTCGTTGATTTGCTAGCTAATTATACAGCGTCCTCTTCTATTGTTATGCCTGAAGGAGTAATTAATCGGAAAGGTGGGATGCCGTCCGGTAGTCTTATTACTAATATTGGTGATGGCATTACGAATATAGTTGATTCTCTTGAATCCTGGAATGCTATCAAGTTAGATCAAAGAGTAGCGTGCATCCTAGTCAACGGGGATGATATCACGTTCGGTATGAGCACAGTTGTTGATAAGTCTAACTTAGAGATGTTTGCTAAACATACTCGACGCGAGATTTCTGCTGATAAGTCGACCACATATCATAAAGCGTTATTTAACTCTAAATGGTATATGGATCAGAGTTTATACACCAGACCTGTATTCAGAGCTTTAAATTCAATGATATTTAAAGAAGCCCAATCAAATCCTATTACTGGATCGGCTGAATATGTAATGATCGCGCGTGCTCAGATAATGAAGGATATCGAATTGCATCCTTTATTTGATACAGTTGCGAAAGCCATGTCAAATATTGAGGAGCAAAGCTGGTCAGCTATTAAATCTACTTCTAGGTTTAAAGTTGCATGCCAGGAGTATGTTGATTCTCATGATTATGAAGGATTGACTACCGTCGATGAATTTGTATCTGGTATTGATCGATCTAGATATGTAAAAGAGTACCTTCATTGATTAACA